GGTTAACACTAGTATCAATAGGCACAGCTGCAACACAGCCTTCATCAAACATTGACTGAATTAAATCTTGAATAAAAGCTCGACCAGTCTGGTCTTTATTTGCTTCTAAGTTTAAACAAGTATTTAATTTAGAGTCAACTGTCTCTGAATACCTATCTTTTTCATCCATTTTGACGTGTTGAATCTTAACTGCTGCACAATCTATTGCTATACGGTTGTAAACAGCAGTGATAATAGAACGTTCGTTTCCTTTTGAGAAATACATTCTATCAGGACGCTGAGTAGTAGAATATCCTAGATTAAAATAATTAGGAGCTCGATAAGTATTAGGCTCCTCTAATTGTTTAAATGCGTTCCACGCATGTGCTAGTCTATCTAAAAAGCCCACTATTCGAAAGCCTCCTTGTTTAATTTATAAGCTACAAATGCATCCATCATAGCTGCAACGTTATCGATTTTAGCTTCATAACGTTTCTTATATAGTTTTCTGTTACCATTAGTATCTTCTAATGTTATACAGTTACCCATTGCAAATTGCATTAATTCTTCATCAAAAATTAGCATTCTTTCCTCTGATAGATTCTTTAATTCACCTAAAGGTACAGACTCTGTTTTAGCACCTTGAATAACTTTCTCAATACCAAAAGGTCCATTTTCAGATTGCCATCTTTCGACAAATTCTCTTGCATTGTATGGGTCAAATCCAAAACAACGAACATCATATTCATTCTTCTGGATGTGTGCATCTAAATCTTCATATACTTGCATCATATCTAAGATTGTTCCTTCTAATACAATAAGTGAACCCTCACGCATAAAGTCTTCATACTTAAGGCGCATAGCACCTGGTAATTTATGGAAGACGATTGAAGAAATATAACTACGTACTTTAATACCAAAGCTACCATCAGCTAGTGGGAACATGAATGTGAATGCACAGAAGTCATTACCTTGTGATAAGTCGGCTCCAAGTGCACAGGCCATTCCCCAGTAGTCTCTCTTACTATGTACAAGAGTTTCTTCATATGTAAAGAAGTAAGTATAACCTTCCATAGGTATACCAAATCTTTTTGCAAGAATATCATTACGTGTAGCAGGAGCTTTTTCTGCTCTTTCTACATCTAGTTGATAAGTTTCATAGGAAACTGTTTTGCCAATGTTAGGATTTGCTTTAATCCACATTTCTGGCATAGCAACTTCATCTATTGAATCTAACTTATAATAGAAAATAGACACATGAGGGTTAACATATTCACCTTTCAAGATGTCCATTAATTCCATTTTGATGGTATCACCACTACCATTACGAACAGTACCCTCTGATGAGATTGCAACTATCAAATAGTCATCAACCTTAGAAGCACCTTGCTCAATTGCACCTACTACATCCTCACGAACATCTCCTGATAACCATTCATCTATCGTTGCAACTTTACAACGTAGACCTTGAAGCTTATCGATACGCATTGGTCTGATTTCAAGCAATGAACCAGTCAAGAAATTCTCAATACCTTTCTTGGTAGAAGCTAATTTTTGTCTGTTCATCTTTGAACCAGTTGTATTTTGTAATGAACCTTCTGTCAAGAACTTAAACAATGGTCCTCTAGACCTTGTTATAGCAGTTCTGATAGGAGACATTACTTCCTCTGCTTGTTTCATTGTAGGAGCAGTAGTAATTTGGTATGTAGTTGTTGTGTCAATATTTAAAAAGAAGTTTTGTAGGAAACTACCATACATAGACTTGGCAGCACCTCTGGCTACTATTAAATATTGTTTATTAATAAGTCTCTTCTTGATAGAGCGTTGCTTATAATGTCCGGGCTCTCCATTCTTGCCGGGTATGTATACACTTCGTTCTACAAAGTAATACCAGCCAAAGATTTGTTCAGCCCATAATTTAAATGAATCCAACATTTTTACATCTGAACCGTCAGTCAATGTCAATTCATTTTCACAATATTGAACAAAGCCTTCAACGGCTTCATCATCATAATATATACCAGGATTATCTATGAGTTGGTCTATACGAACCATCTCCATAGCTATTTCCCTACATACAGGAATCTCTCCTCTTTTGACCGCTTCTCTAAAACGGCCATAATATTTTGGCACAGCCGTATTAGATAGAGCCATAGAAAAGCCTCCTTATTTAATTTTATCTATGCTTATAAACATATACAGCAGCTGCAGTACCACCAATAGTTCCTAATACTGCTGCAGTAATATTAAATCCGGTTTTTATTTTTCGTTCATGATCTTCTAATTCTTGAACACTTCGATTGCCATATTTTTTGATTGCTTTATCACGAGCATATTTTTCACCATCAGCATAAAGTTTATAAAATTGTTTTGTTGTCATTTCGACATTACCTGTACCAAACATTTTTTGAATTTCATTAACTTTATTTCTTACATAAGCTTCTGTATCAGTATCATAATCATCAATTATTTTACTTCTTTCAGATTTAATATCTGCTTTAAAATTTCTTTTACCAGCTTTAGACATCTTGCCAGTAGATTCATCATAACCATAACGCTTCTTACCTTCAGCTGTTAAGCTACCATCTTCGTTTTGGAATCTACGGATTCCCCAACGTTGACCTTTAATACCATGGTGAGCTAAGTATTCACCAATCTCCATATCAGAATATCTACATTCACCTAAATTATTATTGGATTCTCTGAAATGTTCATCAACATAACGCTCTAAATATGGGTTAAATATATAACCAGGCATTTTAATTTCGCCACCTAAACCGGCTTCAAGAACATGCTGTCTGTACTTTTCCCAAGCTTCAGGGAACCAATCCTCTGTACGGAATCTCCACTTTAAGCTGTCAAGAACATTTCTTACTTGATATGGTAAATCGTCAAGAAAATCTGTATTAAATATCTCAAATTCAGAAATTATTCTAGCTTTTTCTTTTTCCATTATATCAGCATGATATAGTTCTCTAATTTCTAAGTAATCCATATTCCCTCCTATCTGAAAGCAGCCTTGCCTAAATTGTCAAAGACTTTACCACCAGCTGAGCCCATCTTGTTACCAAGACCAGTATCTTTCATAACGTATGCAGTAACAGCAATAGTGCCTACTAAAGCAAGAGCTGCACTACCTGCTGCAATACCAGTTTTGACAGTTTGGTTATGCTTGTTAAATTCTTTAACACTTCGATCACCATACTTCTTAACTAATGCATCACCAGTATCTTTCTCAGCAAGATTTCTTACTCTAGTGTATTCATCTTTGGTCATATTAGTCCAATGCTTGTTTCCATATAATTCTTTTGAGTATTTCTTAAAGTTTTCATCATAAGTAGTCTTATAATCACTTGAAATACTCTTTCTAGTTTCCTTAACATCCTGTTTGTAAAGCTTTTTACCTTCCTTAGACATTTGTCCATCGAAGTCATTGACTTGGTAACGCTTCTTACCTTCAGCTGTTAAGCTACCGTCTTCGTTCTGGAATCTACGGATTCCCCAACGTTGACCTTTAATACCATGATGGTATAGTTCTCTAATTTCTAAGTAATCCATAGTCCCTCCTTATTGATTATTTAATCTCTCACGAGTTTTTTCTTGTTTCTTAATAGCAACACCGGCACCGACTGCAGTTGCAGCAGGTACAGCTACATAAATAGCCTTACTTAAAATATCAGAAGCTTTAAGCAAGCTCTTTCCATTTTGAACAGTTTGGCTAAGAGAAACATTTTCATTCTTAAGAATCATTGCTCCAGTAACAGCTAAAGCTCCGGTTGCTGCAAGAGCTCCTACTTCAGCAATACCCATACCTTTTAATCCACCAATGACTCCTTGTTTTGCTTTTGAACGATTGGCAATCTTAACTTGCTTCTGGTCTTGCTTGTAAAGTTTCTTTCCTTCTTTGGTCATACTACCATCGAAGTCATTGACTTGGTAGCGCTGTCTTCCTTCAGCTGTTAAGGTACCGTCTTCGTTCTGGAATCTACGGATTCCCCACTTCTGACCTTTGATACCATGATGGTATAATTCTCTTAATTCTAAGTAATCCATAATTCCTCCTTATTTCTTCTTTTTTTGATCTCCAATATTTTGGACTTGTACTTGTCCACCTAGTGAGGTTGCTACAGAACTGATTGTACCTACACCTGCACCAAGTAAACCTAATAAAGCTGCAGTAGCCATCTTCTCTTTACCAATCTTAGCTTCAGGATGCTTAGCAATTTCTCTTACGAGATATGCACCTGAAGAGATTAACGCAGAACCTACAGCTGATGCACCAGCACGAATGGCGATGTCAGTATTAGATGAACGATTCTTATAGTTTCGTCCAGTTAATTGGTTGTATGTTCTTTCTGCAGATAATCTTTGATTAGCTTTATTTAATTCTTCGTTAGACATTGTTTCAGTTCTTTTCTTGGAATAATCAGCATTGTATCTAGCTTTTCCCGCATCGGTAAGGGTGCCATCAGGATTCTGATAACGTCTAACGCCCCATTTTTGGCCTTTGATACCTGAATGGTATAATTTTCGCATTTCTAAATAATCCATTAGTAACCTCCTTCCTGAGTATATAATCTATACTCTAGTTCTCTTATTTGATTATTGAATGATTCTGTAATTGATCCAACTGTAGGCGGGTCAAATATCATCCTTACTTTTAAATAAACATATGACTTTACATTATTAAGTAAATTGTTATCATTTGTAAATTCAGACCAAGTTGTAGATGAATCTGATATACTGAAACCATTTTCATTGCCACTAGGATTTACACCCATTTGAGCTAGGTTAGCAAATACAGTATTAATATGTAATATTATGTCTGCATCAAAAGGATTATAATCCAATGATAGACCTAATAATTTTTTAATGCTATTTAAAATACTATTATCTTCCATTTTATTTAGTCTGACCTTTCCACGGACATGTGTCATATTGTTTTCTATCCGTAATGTTGTTTTTGTTGAGTATCGAATCATCACCATAATGTATTGCATTATGTGTTTCTTGAGATACGCATATTAAATTGTCAAGATTTAATAGAAATTCTGTTGAATTTTCTATGTCTTCAAGGGTAAGTGGGTTTAGATGATGAATGTAAATTCGTCCAGCTATTTCATGACCAGGCATGCCTAGGTCACAGCCATTATCTCTAACGATAACTTTGTCACGAATATCTCGCCATTCTTTAGAACGATAGAATTGTTGATTCATATATCTATCAAAACCAAATGTATCTAAACCTACTTGGCCATCTAATTTGGCGTATTCAAATCTTTCTTCGAAAGTATTAAGTTTTTGTAATTCAGAATATCTCTTAGTTTTCATCGTCATCTTCTGTTACCACCTTATTGCCACTGTAAACACTAAATGCTTGCAAAGCTTCTTGGTATAGACTCGCACTTGAAGATTGAGATTCTAAATTATCTATCTTAGCTTGAAGAAGTTTGTTCTCAGTGATTAGTTTTTCTTTTTCTAATTGAGCTTGGGTTGAAGCAAGTTTTAAGAAGTGTGTAGTTTCTTGTGAGGAAGCTGTACCATTTCTCAATCTTTGTTCAACAAGGTCAAAAGCTAATCCTATCATACGATTCTCTCGTGCCTCTGGAGTTAAAGCCGGTCTCATAGGCTGAAGTTCTTCAGAGTCAGAGACTATTGGTTTTCTTCTAGGCATGTTTATCAGTCCTCTCCTCTAGATTAATTATCTTTCTTGTAGACTTCAATTGAGAATGTGCATAGTATTAAGCTACTTTTTAACTACTTTAAGGAATCAATAAAGTTAAACCCAATATCCAATTCTTACTATAGCGTACAACTAAGAAGGAGAAACAAGAGGAAACATATGATTAAAACAGTAAAAAATCATAACTGAAACCTTATTGACTCCTTGAAATAGTTAAATAGTAACTAGAAAATCTACCCGCGGGGTAAAAACATTCCATAGAAATATCCCCCGGAGTATTTTAGAGG